GTTTCCCAGTCACGATCCAAGCAGCAGTAGTTTTGTCAGTTCCATAGTCGTACTCCTTACGCTGCCATCCTGTTGTCGATGGCGTGCTCCATCTCCGCGACCTCGCGAAGAAAATCATCAATGTCTCGCTCGACTGCGACCCGCTCTTCGGGCGTCATGGCAAGCCGCTGAACGAACAACTGGGCATTGCCGGGCATCCGGGGATCGAAGCTCACAAAGTCGCACCATTGTCTGCCGGTACAGACCAGCTGCAGATGAACCTGAGACACATATTCGGGTGGCACTTCCTCGGTCAGCAAGTATTTCGCATGCGTCGCCGACTTCGGACACTTGATCTCGATCAATCCGTCTGGCTGGTTGTCGTTCGCTGCTATCAGCCGATCCGGGCTCGCTAAGACCCATTCCTTCGATGGGTGTTTGAAAAGTCCGCATTTGATTGGCTCCACGTCCCGCGTGAACGCGTACATCTGCGCGGCTTCATCTTCGTGCTCAATTCCCCACTGCATTTCTCGAGTGGTGAAGAAATCCTCGGCTTCTCCAGTCAGGCGCTCGCACACCAACTCGATAGCGTAGTCCTTGCGAGACGCGGCGAAGTTTTTGTTCTTCAACCGCTTCATCGCGTCGTGCATGCGGCTGGCGGTCAGATGACCGAGCCGTGCCGCATGCCACTCGGGCGAGCCCTGTTCGACTTTCAGTTCCATCGGTTCAGACATTCAGACTCCTACGACACAGCTAGAAAGCGAAGCACGTCTTCGATTGAGACGCATATCCTTGTTGCCATCTTGGCCATCAACTCGGGCTCTTCGCCATCGCGAGTCAGGATCACGGTGCGCTTGCCAGCGCCGCACATCCAGCCCAATTCGAGGTGGGCACTGCGCCCGCAGGGAAGTACGAGCACGCACGTGTCAGCCCACTGCATTGCCCCCATATCGGCCGCGAAGCCTTCTTCGGCCCGATGGGTGCGGAGCGCGGCGAGGTATTGGTCCGCGGTCCAGTTCTGCCAGTTGGCGTCGATCTCTTCCCAGCCGAAGCCCGCACCATTGGGCGGGTTCCGGAAGTCGTAGCACTCGTGGCCAGCCTTACGTAATCGCTGGATCACTTCTGGCTGGTAGTCGTTACGCCACGACGAGGCGACATAAATTCTAGCCACTCTTCCGACGCTCCTCTGATCTACGCTGGGCTATCTTGGCTTCCAACATGCTCTTGGCCTTCTTGAATTTGGCGGCGGGCATGTCGGCGAAACTCGCGGCCTTGAAGTGGCCGAGAAACTTTTTTATGTCGGCGCCAGCTTGACTACACAGCGCCTTCAAAACTTCCTGATCAGCATCAGAGATAGTTGATTCGCCGGCCGCTTGTCCGTCGTCGTCGAGCGGATCACCTTTGGTGACGAAACCTATCAATTCCTTAGCCGTGTAGCGCTGGCCGTAGCTGATCGAGGAGCCGACGGCTTGCACGCCATTCTTCGAGCCGGTGCTATCGTGCTGCAGGATAATCTCGGCCGTCTCGGTGTGGCCCGATCGATGGCCGAGTGTTCCGATCACGGTGATTGGTTCGCCTTTGGGCTGCACCGTCTTGTGGCGGATATTGAAGCCGTATTTCGCCATGTGGGGCTTAATGGCTTCCTTGATGTCCGCCCAGTAAGCATAGGACGATTGCTTCTCGCCTGCCGTGTTGCGAATGAAGCCCTTCTCGTCAATGACTGGCAGTTCGGCCTGCATCTCCGACAGCGCACCCTCAAACTCAATGCGCGCCTTCTCGGCTTGACTGTTCATGTACAGCGTGTGCAGTCGCTCCAACTTCTCGATATCGATTTCTGGGTTCGTCAGCGTTGCTTCAAGCATGGCGAGCAGCGGGTCGGCCGGCTGTTGGGACTTGGCCGGCAAAGGTTGGACCCGCTGCCCTACAACCTCACCACCTGGGATTTGGGGGGATTCGGTGAGGTGTCCGTTGTCGAGCACTGGGGCTCGCTCATCCATTGTAATCGTTTCCGTCATCGGTGGTAGTCTCCTCGTGGTTGTGGGCACGCGGTACTAATTCTCGATCGGGAAACACGGATTGAATGTGCCTCGCGATTTGTGTTTCAAGCGCATTAATCTGGCGCTCAGCTTCGACCCTGCGGTCGGTGAAGGTCTGTCGCTTTTGGTCGACCTCCATATTGTATTCGCGCTCTTCAGCGGCGAGGTTCACGAGTGTAGCTTTGTAGGCGTTGAGATTGTCGCGAAGCTTCTCGAACGATGTTAGCTGGGTGATCTCGGCCGGTTGTGTGATCTCATCCGGCTCGATAATATCTTCTTTCGGTTTGCGCGAGCCGAACAACGCATTGACTAATCGGCCTTCTGGTTCGTTGGACATCTCACTCACTCGAAAATGTTCACGGCCGGGCTCCACGTACAACGGTTCTGCCACAGCAAACTCCACTACCACTCGTGACGTTCAATCTGTACTTTCGCAATGAAATATCCTGGTGGTCGATGCTTCAACCACATGTCGTGAATGACGTTTGGCGTTGCGCTTTCATCGGGCCACAGATTGCAAACAATCGCGAGAGCGTTTGCTTTGCAGCCCTCCATGCACGTCGAGCACGTGTCGACGAGAATTTTTCCTTCAGCAACTGCTGCATAAGCATGGCCTGGCTGATCCGTCATGGGCGTTTGCTCCTTACGTGATGGTGGAATGCAGCGTCGTATAGTTCTGGAAACCAGCGCATGATTAGCCAGTCGCGCACTCGTTCCCAGATCGACAGCGCGCACCAAAATATCGCAAAACACAGCAAAGTGCCGATCATCGCGTACAATACGGCCCATCCGATATGTTCGGTCATTGCGGCCTCGCAGGTTAGTAGATTGGAAGCTTGTCGCGGACGCTCTGAAAACTGTCGTCGTCAGCAAGAAGGCGGTCGCGCTCTTTTTGATTGAAGATCCGCTTGGTCAGGATCTTCTCAATCCAACGCATGCCGTATGGACGCTCGGGTACTGCCGGTATTCCCGTGTTCGGGTAAAACACCGCGCGTCCTGACTCGTCGGTGTGGTGATAGCCATCAAGATCGATGACGACTTGTTGCGTCGAGTAGCAATACGAAAGATAGACGTGCGCTACGAGGACGTCCAAAAAATCGCCCTCTTCTGTGATTATTGGTATTTGCTGCTCGACAAACTTACACAACTCCTCGCCGTTTTGCGGCGTGTATCTTGGCGTTGCCAACATGATTTGATCCTTGCCCAAGGTTCAATGGAGCCAGTTGAGACGGCTTTGGAGTCGTCGGTGCAATCCGCCTCAACTGGCCTTGTCGACTTCAGCTGAACAAGAGTTCCCCGCATTACGCTCTGATGCGACTAAAGCCGTTACCGGTAGGGTCCGATCGTGTCCTGCCGGTTTTCAAGACGTAGCTTAGTTCGAATCGAAGTGCAAGGGGGTGTGCCAAAAAAAATTAGATTGCCTTTTGCGGCCGTTAATTTTAAATGTAAGTATGATCTTGTTTGATAGAGTGGATGTGTTTAGATAGTGCGAATCAACCAGCCGGGATACGCAACATGCTCGAGGCAACAGTGCCGCACAAAAAGCCCTTGAACATCAGGATTAAAGAGGCGCGAGAGAGGGCAAAACTCTCACAAAGCGAATTGGCTATTGAGCTTGATGTTAGTATCGGAACTGTGAGGTCGTGGGAATACGGGATCTCTGAACCGAAGCGCGAAACGCATATAAAAATGGCAAGTGTGCTCGATGTGCCACTATCGCGTTTCAATCGCTTCTAAAGCAAAAGGGTCGCTCCCGATACGCAACGCTGGGTAGCGACCCTTCCATTGTCGACCTTGGGCAGGTCGTATGCACAGAGCCAAACTCACTACTCACGCGGCTCGAGATCCCCGGTGCGAGGACAGGTCAAAGATGATTAGCATTCTGGGCAATTTCAAGGCCGCGAGGTGCGGCCGATGAGCAATAAGCTCCAGGGAATGGTCTGGGATATCCCATGCCCAACGCCGTCGCAAAAACTTCTTCTCCTGCGGTTCGCAGACTTTGCGAGTGATTCCGGAGATAGCATTTTTCCATCGAACGACCGGCTTGCGGCCGAGTTGCAGTGTTCAGCGCGCAATGTTCAGTACATCCTGTCGGGTTTTCGGAAGATTGGTTTGATCGAGCTTCTGCACAAAGGCGGCGGCGGTCCCGGTGACACGAATCACTACCGCCTCAATGTCGGGATTCTGAGTCAACTAGCAAATGGCTATGTTCGGCTCGACGGTGCACAACAAGGTGTACAACTGGTTGAACAACCAGTGGAAAAAAAGGGTGAACTGAGTGCGCCCTTAGACCCCGCAAGGGTGAACTCAGAGCTGAATAAGGGTGAACCCCAGTTCACCGAATCCACCAATATAGACTCACCACTTAGCGCGCATGCGCGCGCGAGCGATGGGGCTCGCGCTTCATGCGCTCAGGGGAAAACTTTTCTGCCGAGCTTCACGCTTACTCCTGGTGACCCGCAGTGGCGCGTCTGGATGGATTATCTCGCTGAGGCTTATTCGGACATGCACGACACCGTCATTCGCCAAGGGTCGATCGAAGTCACGCGTAAGTGGCCTGGACCGGACGCACGAATCCTGACCAAAGAAAAGCCGCGGAAGTCGAACAACGCCGACCGCATCACGGGGGATCAATCGGATGGCATTGGGTGATTTCGTGAGAGGCTTAGTCACAGCAACCGGCATGATGACGTCGATGATCTTGATTGCTTGGCTCTATCAAACCTGGGTTGGCGATGACGATTGCCAGAATACCTACATCCTCAAGCCGGCTGTTGAAGTTCGAGGAGTGCAGACCATTCAAATTCCGATCGATAAATCGCAGTGGGAGCGCGTCAAATGAGAAAAGTTAACGGCATTCAGATTCCGTTTACAAACGAGCTTGATTTATCCGATCGAGGAAACCGACAGGCAGCTTTCAACCAATGCTGTCAGGTGGTGGCGACTGCACTGGAATGCGACGGCGTGGACCGCGCGCAAGGGCTCCTGATGCTGTGCGTGGATATGCTGGCGCCCTACGGCGATTGTGAGCGCAAGGATGCATTCGAGGCGTTTGACAAGCTCGCCGATCGATTGAAGCAATCGTTCGATGAACGGGCTGAGGTCTACCAAATGCAAGAAGCCGAAAAGAAAGCTGCAGAATGTTTCGGCTACGAACACAGGCAGGCGAACTGATGTTTGTTTGGGCATACGTCGTGATCTGGCGGCAATGCAAAGACACGATTGATGTTGGTCAGGCGGTAGCGCCGTTGTTCTATTTCGCGTGCATGGACATCTGCGCACTGGCTTGCATTGCCGCCGGTCTGGCTGGATTGGGTGGGGGGAAGATCTTGTGAGCTGGTATTTCGACCCTCTGACGATGTTCGGCTATGACCTGATCATGATCGACTGCGCGTGGGAGATTGAGCTTTATTCCGACAAAGGGCTCGGCAAGGCACCACAGGCGCACTACGAGTGCATGCCGATCGAGGAAATCAAGGCGATGCCAGTTGGCCATCTCGCCTCGCCTGACTGCTTGCTGTGGTGCTGGTGTACGGCTCCGATGGTCGATCAAGCTCTCGAAGCTGTCGCCGGCTGGGGCTTCAAATATTCGACCATGGGAACTTGGGTGAAGACGACGAAAAACCGGAAGCTTTGCTTTGGCACTGGTTACCGTCTGCGTTCGTGTGCGGAGTTCTACATCATCGCGACCGTAGGTCGTCCCAAGACGACCAAGGGAACGCGCAATGCAATCCTCGGTCTACGTCGCGAGCATTCGCGCAAGCCGGAACTCGCATATCAGCACTGCGAACAGCTGATGCCCGGCGCGCGGAAAGTGGACGTGTTCTCGCGCGAGAAGCGCAAGGGCTGGGACAACTGGGGTAAAGAGAGGTTCAAATTCAATGTCGATTCGACTGAGCCTATCAGACCGCTTGATATCGATACTACCATTCTGGATCTCAAACGATCTATCGAATTGGATATGCGCGATCTATTTCGCTTGGACGAATTACAAGAAGGTAATTGATTTTGAGGAACGGATGTCGGCTGTGATTTGGTACGCTACTGACGGTAGAATGTCGAAGCCGTACTATGAGATCGGAACCATGGAAGCAGAGATCGACGATGCATTCGAGCGGAAATGGGAAGAGGCGTATAGCCAAGCAATCGAGGACAGCAATGAAACCGATGCAAGCGTCACTCGAGAAGCGATCAATAGTGTTTTGGCCAAGAAGTAATTGAACCTCTTTTGTATGCCGATGGCGCGTTAGTGTCTGACAACAGCTAAGCAATGGAGATGGTAATGCGGATTGTCATGATAGCGTTTGTGGCTGTCGCAATGACGGCATGCGGTGCGGGATCGCCGGGTTACTTCTGCGGCGGGCCAACGTGCCACCAAGCGGAAACCAGCGTGCACGGACCCTATGCGAGTCCTTGATCTGTTCTCAGGAATTGGCGGTTTCACACTTGGCTTAGAGAGAGCTGGGATGGAAACCGTCGCATTCTGTGAGAGCGAACCATTTTGCCAAGATGTTTTGCGAAAGAACTGGCCCTATGTTCCGATCTATTGCGATGTCTGCACGCTCACGGCCGACACTCTTCGACGAGACGGAATTGCCGTTGATGTTATCGCCGGCGGGTTTCCGTGTCAGGACATCAGTATTGCTGGCGAGCAGGCTGGTCTCCAGGGTGAAAGATCTGGCCTCTGGTCGGAGTTCAGGAGACTTATTCGGGAGATGCAGCCGCAGTGGGTTATTATCGAAAACGTTACAGGAATTCTTAGTGAAGGCGGAACCGTCGTCGTTAATGACATTGCCACGAGCGGGTATGATTGTCTCTGGGAATGCATACCAGCGTCTGCCATTGGCGCACTCCACAGACGGGACCGCTGGTGGTGTATTGCCCACCGTAACGGCGTCGGACTTCAAGCGCGGAAGTCAAGCCAGTCGCGTGAACTCGAAAACTGGAATTCCCCTACCGCAGGCGATTGGTGGACCACCGAACCCAACGTGGCTCGAGTGGTTCATGGGATTCCCAATAGGGCACACCGAATTAAAGCCCTCGGCAATGCCGTTGTGCCGCAGATCACGGAAATGATTGGGCGCGCAATCATGGAAGCAGCTAAATAATGCACTGGTTCATCTTCGAGTGCCGCAATGGTCACGAGCACAAGGCCGAAAACGAGCTTCGATCCTGTGGTCTTCAAACCTTGTTGCCCATTGGCAAGGCTTATCGACAGCGCAAGCGAGCCGGTAAGTCGTCGGCGCTCGTGACCTATCCTCTGTGGGGTGGCTACATCATGGGCGGCGGCAAGCAAGTGCCGTGGCCTGCCTTGCGCTCGCGGTTCGAAAACGAGCACTGCGCGCTGTTTGGCGTCCTTTGCCTGAACAAGGACAATGAGCCAAGCCCGATCGGCCCTCGTCTTCTCGATGAGATCCGCAATAGATCGTGGCTGGCCGACCAATCTCCGTTCGACATTGGGGACGAAATCAAAGTGACCGAGGGTCCATTCGTCGGACGACTCGGTAAACTCGTAGATATCGACGACAGCCAGGCGGAAATCGTTTTGGACATGCTCGGCAAGAGCGTGAGGGCGACTTTTCATCCGGCGCATTTGGAGAAAGTGGCGTGATAAACAAGATCGATGTTATTGTGGGAGCAATTGTGCTCGTTATTTTAATCGGAGCAATGGTTTTTTCTATGGTTAGTTATTTCAATCGACCAACCGATAATATTTGCGCACTTCAGAATACACCTACGCCATTCTGTGCAGCCTATATCAAGCAACTAAAACTCAAAAGGAACGACTAATGGGACGGCCTCGCCAGTTAATGCCGTGGGAAACATCGGATGATCGTCGCCAGCCAATTACAGACGATCCAAAACCGGTCGAAGGACAGCGGGTAATTCGTGCTTCTGAGTTCATGCGAGAAGTAATCATGAAGTCTCGCACCGATCGAGAAATGAAACTTCACTTTTTCGGTTGGCCAATAGTGGTAAATTCACAATTGCCGCAAAATGTCATTTGCCTACAGCCGTCGGAAGATCCGGATTCGTGGAAATGGTTTCGATTCCATGGCGAGAAGTTCATTGAGTTCAAATGGCCCAATCCTAACAGAAGTGTCTCTAAGTCCTAACTATTTCCGCGGTGGAAAAATGGTAAATCTGGAACTTTTCGGACATCCGCCTTTGAAACACGAGGCAAAAAAGTACAAGCGCAAGCCGACTCGACCAAACGGCTATGCCGGCAATCCTGGCCGCGGTCCGCAAGGTGAAACCTGCCGTTCATGCGAGCACTACGTACTAAAGAACAGTCACAGCCGGGTGTATCGAAAATGCGGCTTGTGTGAAGCGAGTTGGACGCATGGGCCGGGGTCCGACATTCTCGCTCGATCGCCGGCCTGCGAATATTGGGAGAAGTGTTTATGAAAATCAGTGAGCAAGGCTTATACTATGCATTGGGTTCTCGCGCCGAATGCGAGGCTGCCACCCTCCAGGAAATCGACAACACAGATCCAACGCGAGCGGCAACGGCAAGATTGCTGTAAGCTGCTATGCCCGTTCATCAGGGATTTTTGGATGATTGCCAGGAGCGAGGATTGACCCCAGGGGACGCAATCGTGGCAACCGTTCATACGGTAACTTCAATGCTCGGGACAACACTTCTCCAGCTGCGTGAGTCTGACCGAGCGGAAGCAATTGTTGATGTTCGAGCGCATTGTCTGAATCTCTACGATGCGATGTCGGATCATATACTTGAAGATCAAGGCGAGGACGAGGAGCGATGCGAGCCCACCACATAATTGAAAGTATGCATCAGGTTGTGGCAGCTGCGGCGAAAGCAGGTAAGACGGATGTTTTCGAGCGCGATACGTGGGACTGCCTTTTCGATGCTTATAGGATGGCGGTTAACTTCGATCTTGGAGATTTGAAGCCCACGCTTGAACAAGTCGAATTCGGCCGAGAGCTGCACGAAAAGGACATGCTCGCGTTTCCGTTTCCACTGATGTTCATATCATCTAAGGCGCTGGGCCAAGGCCACTCGATATTGGTCAGCGATCAGGTTCGAAAAATGGAGCGCGTCGGAATGAACGATCTTCCCGATGACGAACGGGCGTTCGCAATGTTTTCGACGAGTGCCGTATTTATGGGGGGAGCTATTGATCCAAAACATGGTCCGCCAAGGCAAATTGGTAACGTCGCTTGCCCTGTCTGCGGCATGTGGGTGACAAAAGATCGAGTGAATTGGAAACACATTCTCAATCTTCGATCAGCCTCACGAACGACAGGAGAGCCACGGGAATTTTCAGGCGAGACATACGCCCCACACGTTGAATTCGTCTATGGTGTCGTTGCTATGCTGATGTCGAAAGACGTTGAAGTGACTGTCAGCCCCAAACCAACCAAACTCAACGCTGCGCGTGAGAAGAAGGGCAAGGTGCCGATCGGCGAGTCGAGAATAATCAAGATCCGGGCTGAGGCACGTGTTCGGTATGAGGGATCGGGCGATGGCACACACGCGAGCCCACGCATGCACTGGCGCCGCGGGCATTTTCGAAAATTGGCGTCCGGCAATATTATCCCGGTGGCGCCGTCGCTGGTAAATGCAACGGACGAGGCAAAGGAAGTTGCCAGGAAGGACTACGAGGTGGTGGCGTGATGCCAACAGAACTGGAAGAAGAGGTCGGCGAAGCTCTGGCACAGGAATGTCGGGAGATTTTCGGCTCGTCGTGGTCGAATGAGATAAAATGGAAGCTCGCTCGAGCTGCTATCGCTGCTGTTGGCCGCAATCTACTGGGAGACTTCGACGAGATTAAACGCCGTGAGAACACTGAACGCCTGTATCATAAGGCGAAAGCTGCAGGCTTTCCGATCTCGACTGAACCTGGATCTGTCAACGTGGTGCCAAGACCAAAAGACGGCGGGCCAGTGTTCCCTAGGTCGGAAGATGATCCACTGTGACGGTACTGACACAGCACGCCACAATTAGGCGTGCTACTCGATTCGGGTTGCAACGCAGTTACCATATGGGAAAATCAAAATGCGCAAGCTACTCACGATAGCGGCGCTCCTCGCGGTCTTCGCGTCGGCGCCAATCCATGCTGCTGATCTCGGCGGAAAGGCTGTCGCTCAACAGCCAGCAGAGCCGCGAGCGGTATCGCGCACCGGCTGCTATTTTGGCGTCCATGCTGGCGTCGTATCGCAATCGGTCGACATCGAGGCAGGTGGCGCGAACATCTTCACTCTTGGACTGGATGGGACGTTCATCGGCGGTCAAGCGGGCTGTGACGCTCAGGCAGGCCGTATCGTTGGCGGCCTCTATGGCGAGTATAATTTCTTCCAGGCGGAAGGTGAGAACGCGTTTCTCGCGATCAACGACATCGAGCTTGATAGCAAGTGGTCGCTCGGCTTGCGTCTCGGCTTCCTGCTCAACCAGCACACGCTGTTGTACGGCAAGGCAGCATTCACGAAAGCGAAGGGCGACAACAACGATCTGACAGGTTGGGATTTCGGCGGCGGTCTCGAGCTTGACTTGACGAGAGCGCTATCACTTCAGCTGGACTACACCGGCACGAAGTGGAACGATGACGATAACGCGTTCGGTCTCACGGGTGTGACGGCAGAGTCGCTAGCGCATGCTGGGCGGATCGGACTTATCTACAGGTTCGGCGCCAACAATGGAATTAACTGGTGGAACTAGTATAGTCCGTGCTAGGAGGCTCGCTGCGGAGGGGTCGCACTGTCGTCGTGCGGCCCCTTTGTCGTTTCAGTCGCTGTTGTTGATTTCGCGTCTTAGTTGCGGATTGATCGTGTCGCGAAACTGGAGCACGACGGCCAATGCTGCACCCCATACGAACCGATCATCAACAGGCAGATCTGATGCTCGAATGAGCGCGCGGCACTGATCAGCAACGCCCATGCCGTGCACGCTGGCGATGTCGTCTTCGATGGTTGGCAGCCTTACCAAAGTCTTCGCGTTCTTGCCTTCGTAGGCCATGTGTCACTCCTTAGTAGTTGCAATCAATCTTCGGCCAGCCGAGCTTCCATTCGTCCGTCTGCTCTACTGCGGCGTCGAGAAGTCGCTTAACAAGACTGGGCTCTGCCTCGTGTCCCTGGTCGCTATAGATTTTAAGACGGCGCTGAACGATGTCGGTTGCTTCTTCGGGTGTGCCATCCCGGAAAAAGCGCTGACCTTGGTGCAGCTTGTGGTCCGGGTCGCATCTGTCGAGCTTCCATTGCACATGGTTTAGCGATAGCTCGCCGCAGCTGGGGCAACCAAGACAGAACGGAGTCACGCCGTCGCGACTGTTCCAGATGATTTCATGGTGGCCGCACTTCTCGCAGCCGTAGCGCATCAACGCGAAAGCTTCCTTGTGTTTGTAGGCCATGTGTCACTCCTGCAATGCGTTGTCTTCGACTATTTCGACGAATGCCTTGTGGCTGTGGGCCATCAAACATCCTCCACAAGTTCGACATCTTCAGGCGTTGTCCAGTACGATCCGGCGTGCGGGTTGGTCTCGTAATCAAGGGGTGACGTGTAGAACACATCGTCGTATTTCGTGTGCAATCCCACAATGATCATGATTGCGCCTTTGCGCCACGCCCACTCGGTGTCTGTGATCATGCGAACCTTCTGGCCAACGCGCCAGCGATCAGGCAGTGGCCTTTCGTCGAACGCCTCCTGCTTCAGCCGTTGGCTTTCTGCGGCATGCCAGTCTGCCTTGTCGAGCTTCTCTTGGTTCATGCCGACCACCTCAACCAGTAGTTCTCAGGAGTTGGCTGAGCTATCACCCATTCACACGTTTCGATCACAATGCGAAGGCTGTCGAGATACGACTCCAGAACCTCGTCCGTGCCTTTGCAGATAACGTAAGTGACGACTTGTTTTGTGCCGAGCCAGTGTTTTTCAATGCCCATTACTACGCCGACGGCTTCCAGCGGCTTGCCGATAAACCAGTGCCCAGAGATGTTCGAATACCCGGATTTGCGCGCGTCTTCATGGATCTCCGCTTGACGCGAGTATTCTTGGCGGTAGAGTTTTAGTGCGTCTTCTTTCGACGAACACATGTGCTCAACGTCTGCCGGGTCGACAAACGGATTTACCGAAGACTCGATGACAAACATGTGCCCGCCTTGGTCTTCGGTTTTTGCTTTCATCTCGGCAATTAGCATCTGTGCCCGGTTAGCGGCACGGGTCCAGTTTGGTTGAAAAGTGTATTCGTTGTCTTCTTTCTCAAAAACCCAATTGAGACCTTCTTTGCCAGTCATCTGTCGCACGACTGAGTTGATGCCGCCTGCGTTGTAGCTGGAGCGGAAATACCCGATTTTGAACAGGTGCTCTGGGTTGATTGTTGACTCCGGGGTTTCGGGATCGCGATTTAGATGGAGAGGTAAGGTGCCGTGCTTGCCCATTCCAAGCTCTTCGGCGACTGCATCGCATTTAGCCCGTATCTCTTCGATTTGAGATTGGGGAATGTCTTTGTATTCTAGATGGCGAGTTTCGGCCCAAATGGCATCGGTGCGCTCCTCGTATTCAGTCTCGAGTCGTTCGCATTCTGCCTTGTCGCTCATCCATGTGAGATATACGTCTAGTCCCATAGGTGAAGTCTCCTAAAAAAGCGCCCCACTGGCGAACCAGCGGGGCAGTTGGAGGAACAGGTCAAGCGGTCCGCGTGTCGAGTGCTGTTCGAATGCGGCGCTGGGCTGTGGTCTGAGGCAGGTTGAACTTGTCCATCACTTCTCGGACCTTCGGCTTGCCCCTTAGCTTGTTCTGAGCCTTCACCCAATCGACAACAACGTCGGTTTCAACAATTTCCTTCGGTGCAGGCTTCGGCTTGTTGGCGATACCGGCTGGCACTACCGAAAAGTAGATGAGCCGGGGTAGGAACATGACGAGCGGCTGAATCATTTGTTGACCGATAATCTTGCTCCAGGGGTCGTGCGGTGCTTCGCATTGCATGGTGAATTCCTTTGGTTCGACTTCGGTAGCAGGTACAAACTGCGACCTTGACCCTAATATAGTCTTAAAATGGGGTCATGTCAATAGGGGGGTTGACATATTTCGACCCCACGCTATATCCATTATAGAGCCAAAGGGAGATTAAAATGCTTTATCGTGCAATTTTGATAGTTGCGTTGCTTGGGTTGACTGCCTGCACAGATCAAAAGGGCGCGCAGCGCGTGCTCGAAGAGCAGGGCTACACGGATATTAAGACGACTGGATATAGTTTTTTTGCTTGCAGCGAAAACGACACTTTCGCGACGGGCTTTGAAGCCATGTCTCCGGCTGGCAAGTCGGTCAAAGGTACAGTTTGCTCTGCCTTCTGGAAGGGCAAAACCATCCGTCTACATTAGGAGCTTACGCCATGGGCGCACCGGCAAGGCCGAAAAACACTGCAGAATTCAACGTCCGCATGCCGGCCAAGATCCGCGATGCGCTCGATAAGATGGCTGCGAAAAACGAACGCTCGCGCAATGCCGAGGTCGTTTACGCGCTCAAAGTGCACTTGGGTTTGGTTGAGGGGAGCAAGGCCAATGGGTGACTATCTTCGCGAACAGTACGGGCATAGAGCGCCAAGGCGGGTTTTTCCGCGCGGTGGAGCGCTGGGCTGGATATTTGTTTGCATGGTGCTCGCATGGTCCGCATTCGCCGCCGTCTACGGCTACGGACTCGGGTAGAGGCAACCTTCTAAAACAACGATGAAATCAGTTGTTTGTGTGATTCTTCTGCACTTGACGAAAGGGGCAAATCACTTGATTAACGGATGTTCATACGTGTTCGGGGTGCGAGCGTGCTGTCTGTATGCCTTTGCCGCGCCCCAAGGCTGCTTTCCGCCACGATGGCGAAGCTGTGCCTGCTGAACTTGTTTCACGTGAAACATCCGATCAATCCCGTCAACGCTGGTTATGTCGCCCGTTCCCCAATCCGGGTTCAGGCATTGGGTTGAGCCAGTGTTGGCGGGGCTTCTACAGGGGACCGTGCCATGTTTAGTCGCAAAGCTCCAAAGCCAAACCCGCTCGGCCTGCCGCCGCAGGTAGCGCGGTTTTTCACGATCCTGGCGCTGCTCGGGTTGGTTTGCACCGTTGTCGACACCACCTATTCCGGTCGCTTCGGCCTGACCTATGACGAGATCTCAGGGATTGGCATGGGTGCTGTATCACTCGCGTCCGGTTGCCTGCTTGTGGTTGCTATTGCACTCTACCGCATGGGCTTCATCGATATCGCAAAGGGGCTCGCCGCCGTTTGGGCTTGCTGCTTCGTGTTCAACATCTTCACGAATACCGGCGTTGCAACTGCAAACCGTATGGCAGAGGTCCAGGAAGCCAAGCATACCGCTGGCACGTTCAAGGATCACACCAAAACTCGCGACGAAGCCGAAGCCAACCTGAAAACCTTCGGCGCTCAATTGGCGCGTTTGCACAGCGATTTCCGAGATCTGACGGCAGTTAAGGTGGGCGATTGGACAGCAACAGCTGTGCCGGCGTCGGTGCCTGATCTGGAAGTTCTGATCGTGGAGAAGGAAGCCGAGCGCGCACGGGAAGCCAACCGCGTTAAATGTGGTCCGATCTGCGAACAACGGGCTCGTGAGAAGGCGCACTTGATCAAGCTCAAGGGCGTAGCCGTCAAAATCGCGAAGCTTGAAGGCCAGATCACAGCAACCAAGCGCGTGCTCGAGGATGCCCGAAAGACGGTCGCGACGGCTGATACGGGTATCTCGAACGTTGCGAATGCATCCGGTCTGGTTGCACGCTGGACAATCGGTTGGTTCACCGACGGCAACACCGATTCAGCCATGCAGAACACGAACGAAGGTCTCGGTATCGGCTTGGCCTTTGTCATCGCTGTTGCGGCCGCGGGCACGAACGTTGCTGGGGCATGGCCTTATTTGATGCAAATTCGGCCCATGGAAGCTATGCCGTTGAAACCACAGGGATTTGAACCGTCGGGTTCTGGCAGTATGGTTCGACCAGAATTCCCGACGCAAGCGCCGCTCGACCCACCCCGCTCGACACAGGGAACTGAGCTGGCTGCCGCCGCTGTGCCTGGTACAACCGGAGGTGCCCCCGCGGCTCCGGCAGGTGCAGCGGCCCCTCAACATGCGACCACCTACAACGTGGGTGTCATGAACGACGAAGAGACGCGTCAGATGCTAGCCCGCATCAGTGCAGGCATTCATGGCGCCATCAAAGGACACATGCAGAGGGCCGCATGACGCCAAGAGAAATCGTCCAGATCATCAAAGAGCAGCCGACCGAGACCGGAATTCGGCTGCTCTTAACGCTGTTCAGCGACAAGTTCACCGTTGCGAACAGTGCTATCGACCCTAAGCCTGACCCGCGTGACAAGACTGGCGTGCCGATACGGCCTGAGAGCGGCCGGCAAGGTTTCAAGGGTCCGCAGGTTCGCACCTCGAGCGGTAGTACTGCTACGGGCATGACAGGTCGGCAGACCTTGCGCAATATCGTCGATAACATGGGCTCATTCGAAGTCCGGCCTGGCGTTGATCCAAATCACCCCGATCGCCACTACAAGGTGCACAAAAATCCGCCGATCAAGATCGAAGACATTCGCCCATGCGAGCGCTGCCGCACGCTCTACGTGCCAGAAATTGAGGGCGGCACCGAGTGCCGCGGCTGCGGCCACACCCTCGGAACCGAGTTCAAAAGCGAGACATTCAAAGAGCCTGGCGTCACGATCGACGGTCGAGAGCCGACACAGGAAGAATTCGACGAGGCGACGCGCAAGATGAACGAAGACACGAAGCGCGACCTCCAGGCAATGCGGGACGGAACCTATGTACCAGTTGATCGCAAGGGCGTTAACCCGGACTCCACACATCCGACGTTTCCACAAAGCCCGCGGCCTTTCAAAGGCTCTACTTAAGTGGTTCGACTATGAGGGCGTCATCTGGCCAGACGGCAATATCTATCTGCTCGAGCCGTACTTCGAGGACGGGTGGATTCGCCGTCATGAATTCTGCCACCTCAAGCAGTGGCGCCGTTACCCTTGGACGTTCTGGCTTCGGCTCTACTGGCAGTATTGGAAGTATGGGCACGATCTCGCGCCATTCGAAGTCGCAGCCGACGACTATGCCTGGAAGCACTACGATAAGCTTCGGGCGAATTCGCCGGAAAACATCGTTACTCGAGTTGGCACGTGGCAAGGGCCGATATTCTACGCTCCGACGAAGACACTTCGAGCATTCTTGGACCCGCCAGCATGAACCGTGAAAGACGCATAGTTAGTCCGATGATCCGGGTGTACTGTAGTTCGAAGGGCTATGGCACTCCGAAAATCGATTGGGACGACGGCGGCCTGACATTCACGCTCCCTGGATGCCAGCCGTATTCGATCGCTCAATCGGTGCTCGAGAACAATAGTCGGGCCGGCCGTAAGCCGCTCGAGAAGCTTATACAAAACTCGATCGATGTCGCGAAAGGGCTTAAGAAACCAGAATAGCGCGGTGGTAGAACACCTTGCTAGCCAGGGCCGGTCGTCGTTGTTCCACTGCTTCGGCGGCCGGTTCTCGAATTCAGCAGAGTAGAGCAGCGGTTAGCTCGTCAGATTCATGATCTGAAGGTCGCAGGTTCGATCCCTGCCTCTGCTTCCAAGTTCAGGCGCCGATAGCCGGTAACGCTCCGAGACTGCAAGGGCTATTGCAGCGGAGGGCCAGAAAATATCCCCCAGGCGGCTGGAGCCGCACTGTCGCCCGTAAGTCGACTCTGACGGCGATAGTCCTGGTTCGATCCCAGGCTCCGGGGTGCCCACATGACCGCAGAGAGAGAGCAGTATGCGTAGTTGAGCCGGGGCGACTGTAACCTCGGCACTTATTCATCGCAGAGCCGAGCCATTCGGGCTCATACACGCGAAGAGTGGTCATGCCGGGCTGACCGTAAAAATGCCCGGCGCTAACACGAGGGACTACGATGAACGCCAAGTCTATTGCTAACTTCGCCGCTCCGGTCTTCCTGCTACTCGGTATCGGCACAATGCTGGCCAAGTACGTGCCCGGGTTCTCGGTGCCAGGATCACCGATGGAGTGGTTCGTCGCGGCCGCTGCATGCGCCATCTACGCAGGCAACCTGAAGTAGACACCATGGCAGGCAAGAAAACACTCGATTATGACAGGATCGAAAAGCTCTGGAAGCAAGGACTCGATCGCAAAACCATTGCGCTCAGATTGGACTGCAGCCCTGCATCAATCACGCGCGTACTCCAAGCGCGCGGATATGAAGGTGACTGGCGCAATAACGTGGCTGGCGTTGAAGTTGGCGTCCCGTCAGAATTGCACCACAGACAGCCGAGAGCCGAAGACGTAGAAAGCCTGATCTGATGGCGATCAACATGACAAATCGCAATATGGAGCTCGAGGAGCACCGTTTGGAGCTCGGCCGCGAGCTCTATGTGCGATATTTGGAAGACCGGATCCGGGAATTAGAATCGAAAGGATCCTTGTTTTGCGCTCGAGCCCGCCTAGTTTCGGGAATTCAGATCGCGCTCGGGGAAGCCTACGAGCAAGGGAAGCACAGCAATGACTGACGGCATTGGGCTGGTTGTAGCGTTTCACGTCTGCTGGATAGTGGCCTGTGGGTTCGCTCTTGGCTGGCTCGTTTTTGGGTAGGTGCAATGACAGTAACGAACAAGCCGCGTGACTTAGGCCAAGGTGGCGATCGTCTTGATATGGGGCAAGCTCTCTACAGGCGATATCTCGAAGATCTTATTCAGGACGACGAACGGAATCTGCACGGTATGGCCAAGGCTCGGCTCATTTCCGGCATGCAGGTGGCCATGGAGATAGCCTATCAGCAGGGTTTCGACCATGGCTGCAAAGCTCGGAGCTTGGACGATCGACGCGGGGAGAAGTACGAGAGGACAGTTTCTAATGAGTGACACTGGTTGCGAATTCGATTTCAGCGATCGCAAAGGCCGGGAAGATTGCGCCGAAGCCATCACGAAGGCCGTAATGGGCCAGATCCTCGAAGGCATCGGCATGATGACGTCAGTGGGCCGCAATCAGATCATCGCCGCGCTCGATCACTGCTATGCCCAAGGCAAAGCCGACGGCATCATGGTGGCCCACGGTGAGCGCTTCAAATGCCGGAACAACGAAAGCACCAATTCTGAGCCCGACGACCCGTGTGACTGGCCACACTGCAGCTGCGACCCGGTTGCCGAGCGTGTTGTCGATGCCCTCAGCGAGCAAGGCGTGTTCTACCGTGAGGAGCCCAAGGAGCTTCCCCAGGCCGAATTCTGCCCGGAGTCGCGACAGAAGTGCACCTATCCGCACTGCGGCTGTGTTGATGCGGATGACAAGAGATGCCCAGCTCACCCGCTGACCGCCAATTACCAGACCAAGGAAGCTGAGGCTTGAAGAGCTACACAACAGTGGATTTCGTCCCGATGCACAGGCGAGTAGAGAAGACGAAAAGCCAGATAGCACCGGAAAGATCAGCTTCCCGGACGTCACGTCCTAAGATCACGCCCGGCCTGCGCTGGGACCAGCTCAAAGGCAAGTACAACTGGCACAAGATACGACGGCGAGAAGAAATCGAAATTATCGCCAAGCGAAAGCGAGACCGTAATGGCAAGTGATGAAATGACGTGGTGTGGTGAAGCCATCCCCGTAGTCAATAAGGTTTCGAACCACGGGATCAGCAGCAGAGTCGGCGAGATGTTCCGAGCAGGACTGAGCCCTAGCGATATTGCTGCGGATCTCGACTGTCACGTGGACTCAATAACGACAATCCTAGATTTCCACTCGAACGGGCTCTGGAGATTGGTTCAAGAGCAGCGCGACAAAGCCAATGCTGCTTCAGACGCAGCAGAATTTCCCGCTCAAGCTCTGAAATTTGGCACTGGTGGCATTCTCAGCGCCGTAGGACGGTAGAATGGGCAAACCGAAGTTCACTCGGGTCGAAAATCCGACAGAACCAAAGCTGACAGAGGCACAGAAGGCCAAATCAGCTCGTCGCGCACTGATCCGCTCAACTCCCAAGAAAGGCGCTCCAGCCGGCCGTATTGCGCGAGATCCACACACCAGCGACAGAACCGAGCCCGCAGGCTTGCCAGATTAGGGCAAATCACAGTAGGGGGGAATACCCCCTTCGCTGGGGGTAATACCCCCCTCGTGGCGTGAATCGATAGTGAATCTAGGGGGGAACGTTCACCCATAGGGGCACTGGGAAATGACGCCACAGCAGCAACAATTCGTCGAAAACATCAAGGTTCATCGGATGTCTAAGTCGGACGCATACCGCGCGGCTTACGACAAGCCGGATTACTCCCCAAAGCAGGCAGGCAACGCCGTCACGAAGCTGATGTCCAAGCCGTACATTGCCGAAGCTTTGGCTCAGTACACCGAGGCGATCGTCAACAAGGTGGCCGAGAAGAAGGCCGAAATCGTCGTTGACCATCAAGAGGAAGTCCGGCAGCACCTTCGCCGCATCATCGACGCTGCGGTCGAAGACAACAATATGGATGCTGCTATCCGTGCCACTGAGCTGATGGGCAAGATGGACGCGTGCGGCAACTTCATCGAGCAGCCGGCACCACAGGAAGGCGGATCGGCTTCAGGCGTCACGGTTAACGTCAATCCAGGCGAGCCGAGCCCACTGTCTATGATTGCCGCGACGATCAAGAAAGGCGGGCCAGCGAAACAGATCGAAGCGCAGGCGACCGAGGTCGAGGCGGCGTAATGGCCTTGCTGAATGGAACTACCGACGGTGTTCGGATGGCGCTGGACCGAGCCGTCGAAGAGCTGAGAAAGATCGCTCAGGGCCGCAAGGACGGCGGCGAGCCATTGTCCGGTGAGGTGGCAAGGCAGGGCGCGCGCAAGGCTCTAAGGGAAATCGGGCAGAGCTGGGCCGGGGGGCGCTCTGGTGGAAAATAAGGATCAGATTCGGCTGGTACTCGAGCAGTGCGCGCATTTCAACAATGGATGGGGCTTGATTGTGCCACCAACATTGGCTCGAAAGCTGCGGGCCATGGGAATTCACGGCCCATACACGATTCGGCCAGACTTGCCGGAGTAGGATGTGGCAGTTGCCGAGCAGATCTCCGAATTCCAGCTATGCGATGATCCTTGGGAACTCGAGGAGCTTGTCCGGGCGATAGAGTTGCAGCCCGAACACATCAAGCGAGAAGCTTACCGGGAACTGTTCTCCCACGATCTCTATGCCCTGCTGCGCTACGGCCTGGCCCGACGAGATCTTATCGAGGTTGAGGTTCAGGACGAGGAGACGGGCCGCAAGTGGAAGGAACCACGACGGCCAGACCAGATCAAATGGCTGTTCGACCGAGCCCGCGAGTACCAAGCAGCGCCGAACGGGTATCTCGATCTCTGGGCACGTGAGCACTACAAGTCGACGATCATCACCAATGCGGGGCTGATCTTCCGCATAATCCAAGACCAGAATATATCGATCGGCATATTCAGCCACACCAAGGCGATCGCCCGAACGTTCTTGCGCGAGATCAAGGTCGAACTCGAACAAAACCCCGTATTCCCTTATCTTTGGCCGGAAATCTTCTGGGAAAATCCACGCAAGGAAAGCCCGAAGTGGACCGAGAACGAAGGTATCGTCGTCAAGCGGACCGAGAACTCCAGGGAAGCGACCGTCGAAGGCTGGGGGCTCGTAGATGGACAGCCGACGTCAAGGCACTTCACGCACCTGCACTACGATGACGTCGTGACACTCGAGTCTGTCACTGGGCCGGAGATGATCAAAAAGACGACCGCGGCTTTCGAGATGTCCTCGAACCTTGGGTCTGAAGGCGGTACTCGAGTAATCGTCGGCACGATCTACCACTTCGGCGACACGTACATGCAGCTGATCCGCAGAAATGCGGTCAAGACGCGGATATATCCCTGCACGCACGACGGCGAAGAGAACTTAGACGACCCCATGAACTGCGTGTTGCAGTCACCTGCTTACCTCAAGATGAAGCGGGTCGATCAGGGGCCATACACGTTTGGAACTCAGATGTTGCTAAACCCGAAGGGTGATGGGGCTCAGACCTTCAAGCCTGAATGGCTGAAATGGATCACGAACGAGCTTTCACCGGACGAAGCCGAAGAAATGTTCCGGATCTTGATTGTCGACCCGGCGAACGAGAAGCGAAAGCACAATGACTGGACGTCGATGTGGGTGTTCGGATGCGACAGCAACCGCAACTACATTCAGCTGGACCATATCCGAGACCGCTTCGGCCTGACTGAGCGCACGGATGCAGTGTTTCAGCTGCACGAATTCTGGAAACCACAGCTGACAGTCTACGAGCACTACGGCATGCAAGCCGACACGGCCCATATCACGGCCGAGATGGAGCACACGAACTACCGTTTCGATATTCTCGAGGTTGGCGGTACGACACCCAAGAATGACCGCATCAAGCGTCTACAGCCGATCTTTGCTGCGGGACGCATCTATCTTCGTCGCGCGCGACACTACACGGACTACGAGGGCACGACCTCGAACCTGATGGAGCGGTTCGTCGAGGAAGAATACAAGGCATTCCCGGTCATGGCCTTCGACGACGGTCTCGATAGCATGGCACGGCTCGAAGATCCGGACGTACAGGCACAAATCACCTGGCCCAACCGGAAGCAGAAGGGCGACATCAGGGTTGTAACTGAGGCGCCTGACAGAGCGTCGACACGCAGTCGACGCAGAGGTTCGCAGCCTGGACCAAGGGTTATCACTAGAAGGTAGGAACGATGTCTAAGCTCAAAGAAGGTCAAGAATTGCAGTCTGATGCCGAGGCAGTCGCCGAAGCAGAAGCCGCCGTCAACAAGGAATGGCTTGTCGGCGATGCCTGCGTCATCAACGGCAAGACGTGGTTCATTCGCGAGATCGGCAGGGGCCGTGTGCATTTCAACGAAAGCCCGAACTTCGATCGAGCAGAGATGTGCATGAACTATGCGGACTTTGCTGCCAAAGCTGAGAGGGCAAAGGAAGCCGCGGCCGATGTGGCCACAGAGCAGGCGAACCGCAAGTCGAAAGCCAATCAGGCATTGGCTGATGCGGCTGCAGATGGGCCAGCACCAGCAGACGAGGACGAATAACCATGGGATTCGGCGGCGGCAGTCGAACGCCCCTTCCTGAACCGGAGCCGGTCACGCCAGTTCCACAGGAAGAGGGCTCGAACAAGATCGAAGCGCAGAGACGTGCTCGCCTGGCTGCTGCCGATCGCGAGGGCTTCTCCGAGCATCGTAAATCCGGTCAAGGACGTGGCACTCGGTCTGAACCAAACAGGCAGGGTGCCACGGGCTCGACCATCCAGGGCAAACGCACAGCGAGGATGATGTACTAATGGGATTCGGTAAGAAATCTTCGCAGCCACAGCCGGCTGCCCCAGTCGACAACACGCCGCAAGTCACCAGCAACCAAGTCGAGCAAGGCGAGGATGCTGGCCGGCCCGGTACTCGGCGTGTGGCCCGCTTCCGCTCGATCGAGCGCGATAGGGACGCATCCTTGAATGATCCTGGCTCGGAAACGGGCGGGGATGATCCTATGGGCGGAAGCCGACGACCGAGGGCGAGCGGGCGAAAGTCCGCTGCGATGTTGTACTGATGGGGTTCGGAAGCAAATCGTCGTCGACTCCGAAGAAAGATCCGGAGCCGACGTTCAAGCAGGTTGAGACCACGAACGACCCTCAACAGCGTAGAACTCTTGGTGTTAGGCGTGCTGAACGCTTCCAAACACGAGACCAACCAGCGGCTCATATGCTTGAGGGGGATGAGAGCGGCTACGGCTCGCCGGCTCCTCCAGGCACAGCGACCCGCAAAGCTCGCATGATGTACTAAGGGACGGTGCATGCCTCAGCTTCACGACATCATCAGGCAAGGCCAAACCAAGCGGGATAACCGCCACGGTTGGATTACCACCTGGGAAGAACTCGCCGAAACCTTCCTGCCTGTGAGGGAAGGTTTCACGGGTGAACTCACGCAGGGTCAAGAGCGTGGATATCGCAATTTCAGCGATGCCCCGCAATTGGCTCGGCGTGGGCTCTCGACTGCGCTGTCGACATTCAATAGGCCGGCCGGCAAGATCTGGCTCAAGGCCGTCACGTCGAACCGAGGACTGATGAGAGTGCCTGAGGTCATCGCATGGTGCCAGGCAGTAACGCAGATCACATATGACGCGCTCTACCATCCGGACGCGCATATGGAACGCAATATGACCGAGGCTGATAACGATCTGATCACCTTCGGCACCAACTGCGTAAAGATCGGCTGGAACCAGAAAAAACGGCACCTGACCTACAAAACCTACCACCTGAAAAACATCGTCATTGGTGTCGACGAATTCAACAATGTTATCGCGGTCTGGTACTTCTGCAAGCTGCCACTGCGCGACATCGTTGAGATGTTCGGAGTGGACAAGCTCACGCAGCAAATGAAACGTGCGTATCAGGAAAGCCCACCGCGGCTCGACGACAAGTTCGACATCGTTCACGCTTGCGTGCCGAACAAGGATTGGGCTGGCAGGTTCAGGCCGGGTGATGGCGACTCTATGCGCCCGCCCGACATGCCTTACCTGTCGCTCTGGTGGGCCGAGAAGGACAAGGAACCACTAGACGTCGGCGGATATTGGGATTTCCCGTATCTGGTCGCGCGCTGGGACACTCAGAGCCAAGAGGACTACGGGCGGTCGCCGTCCATGGTTGCGCTCGATAGCGCACGACTGATCAATGAAATGGCGCGCGACATGGCTGATGCAGGCGCCAATGCCGTCAGGCCGCCCCTCGGTGCTTGGGGGGACTTCATCGCAGGTGATGTGCAATTGCACTCAGGCGGTCTGACGCTCTTCGATAGCCAAGGCAAGTGGGATCGCAACGGCAACCCTATCTGGACGATCGAGACTGGCGCGATGCCAAAAGAGATCTTCCAGATGATGGAAATCATCCGCGAAGACATCAAGGCCGCGTTCTTCCTGCACGTGCTCGAGCTTCCCGATGCTCGCGATACCGACATGACCGCAACCGAGGTCAATGCGCGCTATGATGAATTCCTGCGCAACGGTGCCCCGACATTCTCGCGCGTTGAGAGTGAGTACAACGGCGGTCATCTGAACCGGGTATTCAGCATCTTGAACCGAGAGGGGATGTACCCGCCAGTTCCGGAAATACTCCGGGCAACGAACGAGAACATCGAATTTGAGTATGAGTCGCCGCTAAAGCAGCTGCGCAAGCGTGCCGAAGCCGTCAAGACGCTCGAGGGCATGTCCATGATTGGCGAGGGTGCCATGGTCATGGGCGAAGAAAAGGCTCTGGAGGTGTCCGACAACTTCAGCGCTGACGGATATGCCAGATACATGGCGGACAAGCTCGATATGCCAATGGAGCTTGTGAAGCCGTTCGAAGAAGTCATGGCAATACGCAAGCAGCGTGCAGAGCAGGCCGAAATGGCAATGATGGCAGAGATGGCCAACAAAGCCGCGCCAGCTGTTGCTGCAGCCGGAAACCTGCCGTCACAGCTTCTCGGTCCGGGCTCGCCTGTGGCTGAGGGTGGTGCGCTCGAAGGTGCCGACGTGCCAGGTGCTCTCGAGGCCGGCGCAGATGAGGCGGCTAACGTGTTCGGCGATGATGGCGGCGAGCCGATCGATGCTGAATACGAGGACGTTGCAGCATGACGAAGGATACAATCATCCTGACGGCCGTTATGCTTGTCCGCAAAGGTGACTATGTGGCCGTCGAAGTTGAGATAGATGGTCGGTGGGTTGAGGTCATCCGGGAACGTTACGACGGTTACTTCTCGCATATCGTCGAACCGGCTGGCATTCGCAGAGCCAAGGACAAGGCGGCGTGATTAAGTTCGAAGTGGTGGCTCTGGCACACATTACCGAGCCTCTTTACTCGCCAGCTGCAAGGATATCTGTGATCGAGCCCAACATTGTTGGAATTGAGGTGTTTGGTCCAACAGGTTTGCGCGCTGTTTTCGATTCTCGCGATGATGCTGAAATGTTTGCGGCTGATTGCAACAACACTTCAAACGGTCCAGTCTTTATCGTTAGGCCAATGAGGCAGTGATGACAGACAACGTTGTCGACCTTCCTGTGATTACTCGGCTCGATATACCGCCTGAAAAGGTGCTCAGCCGCGCACTTGAAGCCGGCCTGACTGACGTAGTGGTCATTGGATACGATGCCGATGGCCAGGAATACTTTGCAAGCAGCAAGGCGGACGGCAAAGACGTCTTATGGCTGCTGGAACGTGGCAAAATTTGTCTATTAAGGACGGTTGAGGAATGAGCGGACCATTTCCACACAAGAGCGTGCGAGACGCGCGCCGGCTGCGCACAGATCGCGTAGGGCCGGCTGCTCAGTCAGTCGAAGAGGTCGAGCAGCGCAAGGACGATGAACTCAAGCTCGCGAAGTCTTTCCGCAACGTCTACGGCACACCCGACGGGATGATCGTGACTGGGAAAC